CCGGCAGGGGAGGAACTGTGGCTGGCAGACGGTCTGCGGTTAGCAGCCCTTCTTGCCGCTACATGGCCATCTTCTTTTTTCCTTCGGTTCTATGATCTGGAAGCCTTCGGTGTCGTCGTCGGTATCATCCATTGGCGACCTTGAGGCTTGCTGGGATCATGGGGCCACTTGTCGGGCCTACGTGAGCAGAGCCGACAGGATGAGCAGGAGACTTGAAGGGAACGATCGCAGCGGCGGGCTTGGCCTCTGCCTCGGGGTCGATGCCGTAGGCGGCAAAGTTGATCAGGCCGGAGAGCACCATGAACAGCGTGAACAGGGCCGAGACACTGACGAACGTCCAGTATTCCTGCTCTGCAGATGGTTTGACCTGGAAGGTCGCGACACTGGCAATCACGCGAGACTGAGATCCTACGTCGCTCTGGCCGATCTCACGGGTTGACGCCTCGCTGGCGAGCTTCTGGACGCGCGTGTCGAGAGCCGCCCTGGCCTGTGCGGTGGCGAGTTCGCCTTTTAGCGCGATGTAGCGGCGGCAAGAATTGCCATAGCTCCCAGGGGACGAGCAGCTGGCAGTGCTGGCGAACCACGGGCGGCTCTCGATTCCTTGCATCTCTGCGCTGATGGCAGCGGGAGTGCGGGTCGGCTTCATGCTCGCAAGATCGGTGCGGGCGCGCTCAAGCTCGGAGCGGGTGTCGGTGTAGACGGTCTGCTGATGCTGGGCGGTTTCGACGCCGGCGAAACGGGCGGCAGCGTTGAAGCCGAAGGCGCCGACCGCTTCGACAAGCACACCCACCACAAAGAGAGCAATGCAGGCATGTCCGACCGCGCGGGCGCCCTGGCGATAGGCGCAGGCAGCGAACGCGGGAGCGTAGCCGACGACGAAGGATGCCAGCACGCAGAAGCCCGCCAACGTGACAGCTTTGCCGATGTAGCCTGAGCCTTGAGACCAGCCGAACTGCGCAGCAGCGGCGGCGGCAAGGCACGTGGCGATAAGGCCGGCGCGCTTGGCGTGGGGGACAAGGTTTTGAATGCTACCTGCGTGCATGTGACCCTCCGATTAGCGGGAGACGTACGCAGCGGACGCGGCGAGTGCGGCAAGTTCGGTCTGCCCGATCTTGAGGAAGTCGAGATGAACGCCAAAGGCACGAAGAACGCCGACCGTGATCATGATGACCGCGGCCAGGCCAACGATCTGGTTCAGGTCCATCTTCATTTTACCATCCGTCGTGAGCAATGAGGTTTCCGGCGATGACGCCGATGATGAGAATAACGAACCAGCAACCAAGGATACTTGCGGTCAATTGCGTGCCGTGCCGTGGTGAGTTTTGGGGGCTCGGGTAGAGTGGTGGACAGGTCAGGCGTTGAGACGTGAGTGAGTGGCGTTTGAACCGAACGGGCGGCCCAGTTGGACCGCCTGTCTGTGTTCTGGGCGCAAGTTTGGTATCGCGGCTCAACGGCATATAGCCGGAACCAAGGGGCGCCTACGCTTCGTCGCCGCAGCGGTACAGGATTGACGCTCGTCCGATAGTGTGTATGCCACGCTGCGGCCACAAAGTCTAGGGGTCAACCCGGGTCGATGCGGATAAGGCTGGTGGTTTGTGCACAGACCTGACGGCCGGCGATGTCAACGAGCCACTGGCGACGGCCGCGCTTGCGGGTGAGAGTGCCGATCATGCTGGCGAAGGTTCCGACCTTGATCTCTACGCGATCGCCAGCCTTGAACGGTTCTGGGGCCTCATGACCTCGATCACGGCGCGGATAGAGCCGGATCAATGAGGCTCGGGGTAGATCCCCGATGCGCTGGCGGACGTGCTTGGCCTCGGCAGGCTTCCCGGTAGCGAAGATGTAGCCGCGGGCGACAGGACTCCTGCGCTTGCCTTGGCGTTCGGTGGGAAGGTAGGCGCGGTGGCCTGCCTTGCGCAGTTCCTTGGCGGCTTTGAACTCCTGCTGAGGGGGGACGCGGAAGGCGGTGAGGTTGGTCATGATCTCTCCGTTGTTCGGAGACGCGGCACGCGGTAGGCGGATTATCGGGCGGGCTTTGCTCCTGTGACCTTTAACGCCTTGCGCCGGCGTGCCTGACGAACATGCGTGGGGGCCTTGTCCGTCTTAGTGATCTTGCCCTCTGCGGTCTTCCTGATGCCTTTGACGGCTATCCCTTGAAGCTTCACGACCTGACCTCCTGTCTCTGCTGCTGCTGGGCCTGGGCCAACGCTGCTTTCTTGGCCTGCTTCGTCTTCTTTTTCGTCGCTGCTGCTTCGAGAGCGAGAAATAGATGATAGGCGGTAGCGGGCATCATGCGAACTCCGCCAGCAGTTGAAGCGCCGGGGCCAAGTCGCGATCGCCGTATGCGCGCGGGATCGTGACGACAGTCGTGCCGCGCAGAATTTGCAGATTACCTGCACCATCATAGCCGCGCATGTGAGGTTTGGTGCGGGACACCGCCGGGTGCAGCTTCTCCTTCCACTTCCCGATGGTCCAGACGAGATCACCCTCGACGATCAGCGTCGGCTTGGCTTTCTCGTCAGCCTTCAAGGTGCCCATTCCAAGCGCGCGCCGGACGGTGGTTCTGCTGACTTGCGCAGCTTCGGCATACTGAGAAACGGTAGCAGGAAGTTCGACGTTCATTTGCGTGACTCCTGATATTTAGTACATGGCGCGGTTGACTTGTTGACGACAGCACCGCAGCGAGGCGACTTCGGATTTCGGCAGTAGTTGAGGCGGCAGAATCCGCAGGTCCCGCAGGCCGGCCTCCTCAGGGCGGGGCTCCTGCTTTTCGCCACTCGAGCACAACGGTTCGGCCTTCACGCTTCCAGATGGTCCAGCCTTGGGCGACGTATTCGGAGGCCATCGAGGAAGGCACGCGCTTGTGGAGGTAGCTCATCCGAGGTCCCTCACGGCGTTTGAGCCCATGTCGCAATAGAGCGTGACCGTCGTCGTCGGGCCGTTGCGGTTTTTCGAGATCAGAAGCTCGAGCGTGTTGCGGCACCCATCGAGCGCAGTTTGCCGCTGAACCTCTGCTTGTGTGCCAGCGTCGAACTTCTGCCGCTCGAGGTAGTAGGACTCGCGATACGTGAAGATCACCACGTCGGCGTCTTGCTCAAGCGATCCGCTGTCCCGGAGGTCCGCCAGCGTTGGTCGCTTGTTCTCTCGAGACTCGGTGCCGCGGTTCAACTGGCAGAGCACAAGCAAGGCGATGCCCTGCTCTTTGGCAATCTGCCCCAGGCCGGAACTGATCTCCGTGACTTCGTGCACCCGGTTGCCGCGGTAGCGATCTGAGGCCTTGATGAAGCCGAGGTGATCGATCACCACGAGACCGAGCTTGATTCCGTCTTTCTCAAATCGCTGCGCCTGCGCTCGGATACGAGCGCCGATCTCGGCAATCGTAAGCCCGCGCTGATCGTCAATTGCCAGCGGAAGCTTGCGGAACAGCGCGCCAGCTTGGCCCATCTGCGCCAAGTCGCCATCACTGATCTGGTTCGCGCGGAAAGCGTTGTAGGCAATCCGCCTAGTGCTCGAGTACGCAAGGTCTGTCATTGCTCGGGCGGTTACTTCCTCGGTCGGCATCTCAAGGGAAAGCATCAGCACGCCATGGCCAGCCTTTGCCGTGCGCAGCATGGCCGACGTGGCAACCGTGGTCTTGCCCATGGACGGCCGCCCGGCGAGGATGTGGTACTGCTTGCGACGCCAGCCACCAGACAAGGCCTTATCCAGATCGACCAGCCCCGACGTGATGCGGTTGCGGCCGTCGTCGTTCAGCACCTGATCGAGCAGTTCTGACATGGCATCACCAAACGCCACTGCCTTTCGCGATTTGCCTCGCGCAATGGCAAGAACGCTGTCAAGAGCGGTCACTGCCTCGGATGCAATTGCGCCCGTGGTGACGTTCGGCATGGTGCTGGCGTTCATCAGATCCGCGCCAAGCAGAAACAACTTGCGGCGTGTGGACTGATCCTTGACCGTCTCGGCGTAGGCCTTGGCATTGGCAATTGTCGGCGTGTGCGCCATCACGTTGCCGAGGTACTTCCACACTGGCGTGCCGTCGATTTCGATGCCGTCCACATGCGGGCGCAGCGTGATAGGCGACACGAGCTGCTTGGCCTCGTGCATTTCGAGCGCTGCGGCAAACACGATCGCATGAATCGACTCGGAAAAGTCGTCGGCCGTCACGATGCCAGCAATCCGATCAAGCACAGCGTTCTCAAGCATGATCGCGCCGAGCAAGGCCTGCTCTGCATCGAGGTTCGCTGGCGGTTGGCGGCGGATTTGGTCAAGCATTGACGGTCCCCATCACTTCATCGCGGGGACGGGCATTCGGGTGCATCGCGACCGTGACCTTGAACGGCAGCACGTCGGCACTTGCAGGAGCAGGGGTTTTCGGGGCGTCCTTGAGGCCTAGCGCGGTCTTGGACCAAAGGGCCAACGGATTAGGCACTGGCTGGCCGGTTGCGCGTTTCGCGGTGACGATCGTCCAAGCTCGAGATGTTCGCTCTGCGCCGTAGGCGGCTATCGTGCCAGTCAGCCACCTCCTGGCTTCATGATCTCGAGCTATCGGCCCCATGAACGTCAGCACATCAGCCACCATGGCCTCAGTTGCCTCATTGAAGCCTTCGCGCGCTGGCTGACTGACTGAATCCTCTTTCAAAAAAGTATCCCGTAGGGATTCCTTATACGCGCGCGCGAGGGGCGCAGTGTGCTGCGCGCATTCTGCTGCGTTTGGCGCATCCTGCTGCGCTTTAGGCGCAGTGTGCTGCGCTGACGCATTCTGCTGCGCGCATTGTAGTGCGTTTCTGGCCGCTTGGACGGCCCTGATTTTGAGGCCGGTGATCTGAGCAAGGCGCTTCGTGTCGGTGATGCCTTGGGCGATCAGGATGGCAACCAACTTGATGGTTGGTGTGCCCTGTGTGGTTTCTGCGATGTCAACAGGATTTGCCTTGCAATTTTCACAGTCGGTAGGCATATTCAACCTCGTTCACATTGGACACGTGGGCATGAGATATGAGCCGCCGGGAGATCAGCGCCCCGGCGGTTTTTCGTTTTAGGGGTCGGGACGTTCGAGCCACTTCACGCGGGGAAGCGATACCGGCCGTTCTTTCATCGGTCGATCTGGTAACGGATCTTCGCGGAACGTCGAACGATCCATGAATTTCTTGAGTGGTGTGGAAACGTCTTTGACCAGCATGATTTTGCTGCGACGCCGCGCGCTATTGAAATCCAAGCTACGCCGGCCGCTGGTCCTGTTGTTGCTCATTGGTGCACCCATGCGCGATGCTTGGCGTGGACTTCGTGGCCCTCGCGCCAGACAACCCATCCGTGCTTGATCAGGTCATCGACAAGGCGGGCCATGTCGGCTCCCCAGGTGCGGCGCTGCGGCT